TCATGGTTCAGCAGCAGCCGGCAGTCCACGCCGCGCTTGAGCACTTCGGAGGCGCAGCCGGGCAGCATCCGCTCTTCGAACTCGCCGAACGCGTCCCGCACGAGGTACGGCGCGTTGTAGATGATCGGCTGGCCGGTGATCTTGATCTCGTTCGTGTCGGTCGCTTCGCGGACCTCGAGGCTCGCGAGGTCGAAGTGGCGCAGCTCGCGCCCGAGCGGCACCGCGCGGCGGCGCTCCTTGCGCCGGCGCACCGCGCGCTCGTCCGCCTGCGTGACGGCGGCCTTGCTTTCCACGGGCTTGTAGACCGTGTGCGGCTGGACCTCCTGCGGGTCGCCGAGCTTGACCGTTCCGTCGTCCTGCGCCGTGTAGGGCACCTGAAACAGCTTGCCGCCGGATTCGTAGGTCGCGGTGTCGTCGTCGAAGTCGTGCAGGTAGGCGCTCAGCGAGCCCTGCTCGGGCAGATCGCGGATCGCGGCTGAGAGCGCGCGCTTCATGTCCGCGTGGCTCGGGCCGCTGCGGTGCTCGGCGTCCCACTCCTCGGCCTTCTCCTCCAGCTCCTGCTCGCGGCGCTCGGCGTCGATGTCGGCGCCCTTGGCTTCGGCGAGCGAGCCATCGGCGTTCCAGTTCTCCGGTATGAGCTTGGACAGCTTCAGCCGCGCGGCCTGCGCGATGATGTGCTTGCGGATCGCGTCGTGGTCGGCGTTGCCGCGGCCGACGGCCTTGATCGCTTTCTGGAGGTCGTCTTCGTCCTCGACCGGATAGCTGCCGCCTTCCATGGCGTGGCCCTTGCTCGCTGATTCGTCGCGTTCCTTCTGCGTGTACTTCTCGCGCCACTCTGCCTCCAGGGCGGCCAGACGCTGCTCGTCGGTGTCCACGTTGACCTCCTGGGTCGTCAGTTCTTGAGCGCCTTGGCTGCGGCCTTGGCGTCCTTCGCTGGGTGATCGTCACCCGGCGGCTCCACGTACTGAAACGTCACCGGGCACACTTCGATGATCTCGGGGCCGAACTCCACACGGTCGTCGAACATGAAGAACGCGTTCAGGTGCTTGAGCGCCTTCGCCTTGCCCGAGCCGTCTTCGCCGGGGTCCACGATCACGATCTCGTCGTAGGGCACGCCCAGCTCGGCCAGCAGGGCTTCGCGGACGTGCTTCGGTCCGTGGCCGGTGAGAATGACCACGTGATCGCCGATGGCTTTGATCGCTTCCGCCAGTCGCCGGAACTGCGCGGGCGCGGCGGTAATCGTGTCGTCGATGTCCAGCACGAACGTGTACGGCGGCCCGAGTTCGTCGGGTTCCGGAGGCTTCTTGCGCTGCTCGACTCGATCGCGGAAGCGGTGCGCGGGGAGGGTCACGGCCGCACCGTCTCGACCACGCGGAGGGCGCTCGCGGGCACGACGCCCCTGTAGGCCAGTCGCCTCCTGGCGATTCCAAATCGGGTCTGCGCGGGGTCGTCACCGAGTCCCACCTGCTCGGCCCACTCACCGAGACTCGGGAGGGGGATGCTCAGATAGCGCGCCCATTCCCATAGCCACTTGCTCGGAGGCCATGGTGTGTGCGACCGTCGGCAGGCTCGCTCGCCGAGGCGCGCCAGCGCGTGATCGCAGAAGCCGTGGCACATGAAGTCGTCCTCGTCTGGGTTGATGCGACCGCGCTCGAGCTGCCGGGTGTCGATCGCGAGCAGCGTCCAGGGCCTGGCGTCGTCGGCCTCCGGGCGCATGCTGAGCACTCTCTCGCGCTCGCCCATGTAGACGCATCCCGGACGACTCTCGAAGAACCCGCTGTAGTTCGACGCGACACGCTCCAGGCCGTGGGCGAGGATCGAGTCGAGCTTTGCATCGCTGTCCCAGACCCGGTGATAAAGAGTCGGTGCGCGCGCCAGCAGCTCCGCGTACCCGGCGCTGTCGATCACTTCTTGCCGTCCTCTTCGTCTTCGTCGTCTTCGTCGTCTTCGACCTTTTCGCCTTCGCCGCTCTTGCCCGTCGTCTGCGCCGGCGCGACGTTGCTCGCGAGCGGCGCGATAGCTTCGTCTGCGGCCGGGTCGTCCAGCGGCGGGTAGCCGAGCTTGCGCGTGCGGATGTCGTTGATCGTCGCGACTTGGCTTCCGCGGAGCGCGGTGATCTCTTCCGAGAGCGCCCCCGCGTTCGGCCGCGACAGCTTTCCCTCGTCGAACGCGGCTTTCTTGCCCTTCGGGATCAAGCCGGAGAACGCCTCCTCCAACGGCACGAGATAGCCGGAGAGCGTGTGCTGCAGGAACCGCATCGACTCCTCCTGCATCCCACCGGGAGCCGGGGGCGTGATCCGCTGCAGGGCGTTCGAGTTGGCGAACTCCACGCCGAACCACGAGAAGACGACCGAGCGGGCGTACTCCAGGGTCTGGAGCAGTTGCGCTTCGTCGGGGGCAACCATCACCTTGTCGGGCTTGAGCCCCGAGTCGAGCACCAGCGGCCGATGTGCGTTCTCAAGGCCGCCGTGTTGGACGATGAACTTGTCGGCGATCCGTTCGACCTCGGCCTGCCCCAGCTTCTGGTCGGTCGTCAAGATGAACGACGGCGAGGCGCCCTGGCTGAACCATGTCGAGCCGAACTCGTAGGCGGCCATCGCGAGCGCTGCGGCGATCCCGGCATATTCGACCGGGTTCAGTCCTCGCCTGGCGCCCGGCAGCGACTTGAGCGGGATGTGCGTGAGGTTGTCGGGGTCCAGCAGCTTCTTGTCGTTCGCCGCGCCGTAGATGTACATCGAGTCGCCGATGTTCTTGGCGCGCCCAGCGGCCACGTCCTGCTGGTTGGCGATCTTGATTTCCATGAACGCCGGGTGCAGGACCTCCAGCGCCAGCGGATAGGCTTCGGGCTTCGAGTAGGCGAGCGTGTACCAGAACGTCTCGCCGAACAGCGCCATAGACCAGACCGAGCGGTCCATGCCGGTGCACTGCATCATCCGGCCGCCCCAGGTGTTCGTGAGGATTTCCGGCTGCTTGGCTTGCCACACCCGATAGGGGATGTTGTCCTTGGAGAGCTTCTCAGTGTAGCAGCGCGGGTCGCCGAGCTTGATGATGTTGTTGCTGATGATCCGCAGGCAGGTGAAGACGACGTCCACCTGCAGCATCGTGTGGGGCGTGACGAGGACGCCCGCGCGCTGTATGTCGCCGAGGCCCGGGGGAGGCACCGCCGAGAAGTCGGTGTAGTTGTAGCCGTTGGGCCATGATCCGCCGACGCTCGCCCGGGTCTCGACCGCCTTGTTCCCGCGGGTGGTGGCGAGGATCACTGAGCGAGCACCTGATAGAAGGCGACGTTCTCGCGCTCGATCTCCACGTGCCCGATCAGCTCGGCCGGGCGTCCGTCGGTTTCGGTGATCGCCTTCGGTGCGTAGATCAGGTAGACCGGCCGGCGCTTGATGAGCAGGCCCTCGATCGTCGGGCCGTCCTTCAAGTGGACGCGGACCTTGCGCTTCTTCTTCGTGAACACGGCGCCTCCCGGGTCTATGCTTGGCGGTGATGACCGTGGTCAAGGCGCAGCTCGCAGCGGAGTCGCACCCGAACTGCGACCACCACTACGTCTTCTCGCCCGAGTGCCTGGACAGCTTCGCCGAGCAGGCGCCGGGGCTGCCCGTGACGGTCAACTTCCAGGGGATGCCCGTCGGCCGAGTCGGGCGAGCCGAGCGCACGCCCGAGGGCGTCGTGCTGGAGCTCGAGGTCGACGGGGAGATCGCCCAGCAGATCGCCAGCCCCGCGTTCGTCGTCGGCGATGACGAGTGGAACGACGACTACTCCGAGCGCGTGATCCGAGCAGCCGACCTGAAGGGCATCGGGATGACCGATGGCTGACGAGCAAGGACAGACGCGAGGCGTAGAGGCGACGGCCGACATACATGACGAGGCCGCAGTCTGGATGGCGCCGGGGCAGGCCGAGCGCGACCGGAAGCTCGCCGAACTCCAGAAGCGCTACGCATGGTTCGGCGAGAAGCTGAGCGCGGCGCACGACGAAGGCAAGATCGCCTCCAGGCACGTGCGGTGGTTCATCATGCAACGGCAGCCGCTGCTCGACGAGGACGGCGAACTGCAGACGGATTGGGAGGCCGAGCCCATCTACTTCGGCCGGGTGCAGGCATGGAGCTATGTGGGCGACCCGCCAAGCCAGACCGTCGCGGGCACGATGGATGTAGCGCTCCAACTACTTGACCGAGGATGGAGTGCGGCCGTCATGGCTGTTATCTGCGCTGACCTCAACGCGCTGCACGCGCGCGAACTCGCCGCGGCGACTCAATGACCTTCGCGTACTCGGGCAAGCCCGATCTAGTCAACCCTCGCATTGATCGAGTTGTCGAGAGGCCGCCGGGACGCGTCCGCCGGTGTCTCCGCCTTGGCCCGCGAGTTCTCGTCCTACGCGGCATCCCTACGCCCGGCGCAGAACTGCCGAACCTTCTCGGCGCTCCGCGGCCTGCGCCCCGCGACAAGATCCTGGCAAACGTGTTCGTTCCGCCGGGATGCGCCTATCGCCTGAACACCCCGCGCCGAGCCGGCATGTCCTCCAACGGGATGAACCCCGGCGGGTCGGCGGAGCGGTCGGGCGGCGGCTGCTCGGCGCCGGCCTCCGCGCCTTCGGCTTCGCGCCGTTTCGCCGCGATCATCTCGTTCAGATCCCATACCTGCGGCGCGCTCTGAGTCCGCGCGCCCCACAGCGCGTTTGTGCAGGACACCAGCGGCGTGATGAGCGCGCCGGACTTGCGCGACCACTTCCAAGCGTCGAGTAGTGGCTTTGTCGTGGCGCCGGCGACCGCCGCGTCGAGCTCGGGCTGCGGCGGCATGTAGCGCAGGCGCTTGTCCACGACCGACTGCAGGAACCCGCCGCACGCGTCCTTGTAGTCGCTGGCGGTCATCGGGACGAACGGGATGCCCGCCTCGGAGAGTTCTTTGAGCAGGTTCGCCAAGTCGATGCGGGGGTCCACGACGAGCCGCGCTTCGGGGTAGCGCTCCAGCCATGCTTTCGATGAGGCGACGAGCCAGCCGATCGACTTCGCGTGCTCAACAACGCCGACATGGGAGAGGCCATCGCTGCGGATCCCGGCGGCCGAGAGCGTCGCCCACGTCTGGCCCGGATCCACGTCGAAGGCGAAGCAGTGCGCACTCTCGATCCGGCTCTGAGAATCCGCCAGCTCTGCCCACGCTGCGGCGCTGATGACGCGACCGGCCGCGCCCGTAATGTCCGGGCACTTGGGAATCCCCAGCCGCTCGACCGCGAACTGGCGGTCGCTCATCGCCCGGCGCTCGTTCGCGATGTATTCAAGGCCGATCCGGCCGAGCCCTGGATTGGCTTCTGCCCACCTTGCCGGATCGTCGAGGATCGCCGCCGGGACCGTCCCTGGGTCGTCCTTCATCGGGTCCTCGCCCACCTTGGCTGAGTGCTCGAAGTAGGCGAGCGACGGGTCGCCGCCGGCGAGCGCGCGAGCGCGGCGCTTAGCGAGCACGACGCCATCGTGCGCCGGGTCCTCCTCGTCGGGCGCTGAGCCCGCGAGCCAGATCTGCGGGTTCGGCCGCGCCGAGAGCGTCGGCACCGTCGCGCCGAGGAACACCTCGGGCAGGATCATCGCCTCGTCGAGGTACAGGCAGTCCGCCGAGAACCCGCGCCCGCCGCCGCCGGTGCGCGCCTTGAAGCGGATCCGCCGGCCGTCGCGGAGCTCGATCCCCTCCTGCCCGTGACTGCGGGTGATGCCAACGAGCTTGCCGCCGCGCTGCTTGACCTCCGCGCGCAGCTCGTCGCAGTTTTCGACGAGGAACGCGAGCCGGCGGAAGATCTCCATCGCCGTGTCGAACAGGTGCGCCGAGTAGATCTGCAGCTGCTCCTCGACGACGTACAGGCCGCCGAGCTGGCGCGCGATCAGCTTCTCGGACTTGCCGTTCTGGCGTGGGTCGATGTCGCAGCACTCAAACGCCGCCCACGGGTGCAGCATCTGCACGCCGGGATGGACGGGGCACGGGATCGGCTCGACCGCGCGGTGCGTGCACTTCGGGCACTTCCAGTCCGGCGATTCGCCCATCTCGTGCCGGAGCTCGGTCTGCTGCCACTCGTCGAGCTCGATGCCCGCAAGGCGCGCGAGCGCGATCGTTTCGTCGCCCGACGTCGAGGCATACGGCGGGAACGACGAGATCCTAGCTCGCTGGTCCCCCTGCGGCGAGTCGTAGGGCACGGCCGGACTTGATGTCATGCAGCGCCCCCTTCTTCTTCTCGGGTGGCGCCATCGCGCGGAGCTTCGCCATCGCCGCGAGCAGCGCCTTCGCGCACTCGCTCGGCGAGCCATCGCCGCCGTCCAGGCGCGAGGCCATCGCCAAGGCGGTCGCGGCCTCGGCCGATTTGGCGACATCGGCAGGCATCGTCTTCAGGTCGCGCTTGACCGCTGCGACCGCCGAGTCCACCGGTGGCCGTGATCGGGCGGCATCGGCGGTGCTCTGCTGCCGGGGTTTCGCGGCGCGGGCCCGGCTTGCGCGCCGGGGCCTGGCCGCCGGCTTGGCTGGCGTGCGCTTCCTGGCGGGTGTCGCTGCGATCTTGGCGCTGCGCGCGCGCGGCGCCGGCGTGGCCTTGGCGGCGCGCTTCGCCGGTTTCGCGGGCGCCTTCGCGCGCGGCTTCGCGGCGCGCGGGCGGGGTTGCGCGGCGCTGGCCGCGCTCTGGCGCCGGGGTTTCGCGGCTTTCGCGGTCATCGGCGACCGTAGATGGCTTGCGCGTCGCGGATGACCGACTCGATCTCTCGCAGGTTCTGAGCGTGCTGTCGGCTGTGCGTCGCGATCCAGAGCGCTTCGCGCACTCGCCATACGTGGTACCGCACCCTGCCGAAGTGGCCCGTTTTGCAAGCCCACCACGTTTCGCGCGGACAACCACGCTCCGCATCCCACCAGGCCGTGTCGCCGCGGTGTTTGCGCAGGTTGCCTTCGCGGATGCCAAACTTGCGCCACGCGTAGAGGTCGTCGAGCAGGACTTCCCAGCGGAAGCGCATCACAGCCAAGCCCCCGCCGGCGGACGCGTCACGCTCGGCCGGCGCTTGGCCGCATGGCTCGCCGTCGCTCGGTTGCAGCACGCATGTTCGACGCCTCGATAGCGCGAGTGGTCTCCATCGACATGCCCGAGGTCCCAGCCGCAGACTCCGCGATCAGCCTTGCCGCCCTTGCGCGTCGGCTTCCCGCAGCGCGGACACGGTAGGCCGCCGGGCGCGATGAACCCGCTGCAGCGCGCGCAGAACGCTTCGCCGCGAGCGATGCGCGAAGCCTCACGCGCGCGCCGACGCTTGTGGACCGCCCCGTAGCGCGTCTTCACGACGCGCCTGTGACGCGAGCTTGATGACGTATCCGCGCGTCGTGTCGCAGGTGGCCGCCACATCGTCGGCGCTCTGACTCTCGGCGTAGAGCCGCACGACACGCTCGCGGTCGATGGTGCGCCGACCCTGTTTGAGGTTCTGCTCGGACTGTGTGGCCCACTGACAGTTGGCCGGTTCGTAGTTGCCATCGTTGTCGATCCGGTCGATGGTCATACCCGGAGCTGGCGGCTCGCCCATGTCGGCGAGCCATCGCTGGAAGCCGCCCTTGCCGCGCCAGCGCTCGCAGACCTTGATGCCGCGGCCACCGTAGAGCGGCCAGCCGATGTGCTTGCGGTTGTGGCACCGCTGGATCATGCCGGCCCAGCGGCGATAGAGCGCGCGACTTGAAACGCCAGGGTCTTTGCGCCGACACTCTTGGCACCTGCGCTGTCCGGCCGGCAGCGATCCCTTGCCGCTCCAGAGCGGCTTGCCGCAGCCAGCGCAAGGGGTGTCTGGACGCGCCGCCACCACGGGATCTTCCCACGCGACAGGGGTGGTCGGGTGGTCGCCTACTCGGAGTTTGCGCGGTGTTTGTCACGGTCGGGGAAATCGTCCAGTGCGACGGTCGTCCCTGCCATCCGGGGGAGACGACGGCCCCCCCCATCACAGCCCGAGCCGTCGCAGCATGGCACTGGCAGCGGCTTCGGGCGTTGCACCACCGGCCGTGGCGACCAGCGTGCCGAGTGCAGTGGACACGCTGACACGGTGCGGCAACTCGGGCGCCATGTGCTTGCTGACCTCGCCAGCGAGGCCCGCTCGACAGCAGTACTCGTGGAGCTGCATCGTGGCTGGCCGCACCGCTGGTGGCACGATCACACGACCGACCTCCTGCGCTGCGGGCGACTCTCGCACTGGCGCCTTGCGCACTGTCCTTGCCTTGCGTCGTGTCGCTCTGCTCATCGCTCCGCCTCAGTTGGTCGAGAACCGTGGTGCCACAGGGATGGACTCTGGCTGCGAGGCTTTGTATGCACCGGTGGTCTCCACGCTCACGACCCAGACGCCCGGTTCGATGAGTTCGATGCTCGACTTCCACACGCCAGTCGAGACCTTCGTTGGAGTGCCGATCGTTTCCACACCACGGTAGGACTTGAACGTGAACGTGATCCCGTCAGGTTCGACGGCTTCGCCCGTTTCGGGGTTCGTGACCGTCGCCACCGGCACCCAGACGTCGCCAACGTGGAAGGCGGCCATATCACTCGCTCTCGATCTTGATCGCTGCCTGTGCTCGATTGGCGATCTGCAGGCGCGGGCGTTGCGATGGTTCGCCGATTGTGAAGGGGATGACCGTGCCGATGGTGTCGTCTTCGGCCTGCCACGCACTCTCGATCGTGATCGCTGCCAGCGCGCCGCTGGTGATGCGCAGGCGTGGCCGTTGAGGTGGTTCGCCGACCGTGAACGGGATGACCGTGCCGATCGTGTCGTCTTCGGATTGCCACGGCGCGATGTCGATCTTGATCGCTGCGTGTGCTCGATTGGCGACGCGGATCGCGCCCCGAGAGAGCGCTTCCCGACTGGCTGGTGTGGCGAACCATTCCGAGACGGCTTTCAGCGCGGCATCGAGTGCGCCGGCACCGCGCGCTCTCGTCAGCCAAGAGCTCGTGCTCGAGCTGGCGGCGCGCGGCGCGCCTTTCCCGAGCAGCGCACCAGACCATGAACTCGCCGCGCTCGCCACCGCCTGCAGGGCGGCGGTGCCCTTGGCGTACGCGCTCGTGCCCGCCGTTGAGGCGCTTGCTGCGATCGCCCTTCCCGTCCCATGTGCGATCGCCGCGGTGCCCGCCGCGGCCGCGCTTGTGGCCTTCGGCGCGCCTGAGCCCTTGGCATAGGCGGCTGTGCCTGCCGTCGCGCTGCTGGCCGCGCGCGGTGCGCCTTGTCCGCGTAGGGCTGCCGTCGCGCCGGCTGTCGCCGCCGAGGTCGCGATGGGCTTGCCGGTGCCCTTGGCAAACGGTGAGCCAGCGACCGTGGCTGCGACGGTCGCTTTCGGCGATCCTCGACCCTTCGCGTAGGCCGTCTGCCCGGCGGTGGCCGCGCTGGTGGCGTTGCCGGCGCCTTTGCCCTTGGCGAACGCGGTCTGGCCGGCGGTCGCTTCGAGCTTGGCTTCCGCTTTGCTGCTGCTCGTCGTTTCGACTTCGATTTCCAGGTGCCA